GAAGTGTGCCAACATTATCACTTACCGTAGTGATGCTTCTTACCACTGGGTTCATTTGTGGGTCTGCTGGTACGCTTCCAGAAACTGAACCCACTACGAATCTTCCTATCGGATCGTCACCCACTGTGTCTACATTTCCATAGAACTTGAAGATACTATCATTCGTAAGCATGTACTCAGTACCATCACTGTCTTGAAGAATCCCTCTGATCTCTACGCTTTGCTTCATGCCATCTTGATCTGCCGCTTCGCACCATGAATATATCTGCCTTGCCTCATCTATCCTAAGCATGAAGTAGGTTGCATTATCAAAGTCTTGCTCTGCCGCCATAGATATGATTGGACCCTCTCTCCCTGCAAATATCTTTCCTGCTTTATAATCTTCAAAGTGAATCGGTGAGGCTACCGTTCTAGGTATTCTTTGATCTCCAAGATCTAGCTCTGCTGCCTCGTAGGAGCCAACACTCACTATACCATCCTTCGACAGGGCCACTGGTCCCTTGGTTGTTGATGCACACTTAAAGAATCCATTGATTGGGTATCTACTAATCTTTTGAAAGGTTGGTTGTACAATCTCTCCACTATAAGCAGTGTCTGCTGCAATCTGGTAGACCCCCTCTGTTGTTCCCATGATCAACATTCCAGCCTGAGATACCTTTAGGTAGTAAATAAAACCCGGAGCAGAGACTGTATTTCCAGCGAGAAAGGCACGGGGAGATCCCAAGTCACTAAAATACAGAGCGTCCCTGACTCCGAGAACAATCCTGTTTTGCCATGACGCAACAAGCCCGTCGTTTATTGACTGCGTTGTGAAGTCAACGTCTAGTGCGCTATTGGTTCTTTGAGCAATCTTAAAACCATTTCCGACGTATCCCCAGAACATTGGCATCCCCGGAGCACCCATCAGCAGTTGCCCATTACTTAAGACACCTCCCTGAAATGGTCCTGAAGGTCTTAGTCTTTTTCCAATAAACTTCTTAGCAAGTATCCCATACTCTTCATTACACATTATAATGTACGAATCTTTGCTGTCATCAGCACCCATAATATAATGGAGCTGACCAGATGTTCTTGGGTTCTCTACGGAGAAACCACCAAAGATCTCAGAGAATCCAATCTCGTATGCGTTGATTGTATGCTGCATACCTTCTCTGACAATCATCTCACCAGCTTGGTCTGTCCATATGTTTCTTTTATCCCAGAAAGAAATATCAATCATTAGATAGTCCTATTGTTTGCATCAGTGCTTGATGCGCCAATATTAAAAGCCCATCCACAAATGTTGCTTGTCACTATGTTGTCTGTGCCACTGTTGTCTACAAAGATAGATGTTTCAATACCAATGACTTCTCTGTATCCATAAATAGAGTTTCCAACGATATGATTGTTTGTCCCAAATACATCTAGAAACCCCTCTGTTGTATTGTTGGATAAGACACAGTTGTAGAGCCCTCCAGCAAAAAAGACAACTCCCGCCTTTGCCTTCACCGTCGAGGGAGCAGGGAAGGCAGGAGGGTTTGTTGGCTCAACTATTGACCTATGCACATTGTTTTGAATATATGTCTTGTATCTTGCCCAGTTGTAAACAAACTCTCTTTGAACTGAATCAAAGCTAAGGTTTTTAATAAAGGAGAGAACGTCACCTAAGAAGAAGTTTGTTGAGCATACATCACATCCCCTGACTGTTACTCCTTTGAACACTGGAGACTCCTCCGTGTATACCGACTTAAAAAGAACAAAGGTTGAGAACTCAGTATCGCCATTCTCGTTTACTATAATATCTATCAGCTTGCAGTCCTCTACGTCCTCAAAAGTAAATAGAGTAAGATCTGGTTCCGAGGGTCTTAACGCTCCTCTTCCGACGCATCTTATTGTTAGATTTGGAACATTGATCTTAAACCCTCTGGGAATATCGATGCTTTCTGTTATCGTAATAACTGATCCAGATTGCGCGAGAGCAAGGGCAGCAGCAAACTCACGATAACTGCCAATGTTAGCAGCAGTAAGATTAACAGCCTGTAACGTTCGTTCATCGAAAGTCCTTCCATCCGGCTCAGCCGCACCAGACCTGCTAAAGTATTGCATACTCTTCATTTAGTTTACCACGTCGTAAAAAGAATAAAGCGGTCTATGAATCTGAATCACGTTCTTCTTTCCAGTCTCAGCGTCGTATCTTATGTACGCCCATCGGTACTGTGCTTGCGCCGATGGAGCACGACCGTATCTTGGAAAGTCTACTGCTAATGGAGTTTGAACTATTTCTGTTATGGTATTCTCTGCCAAGAAGACTGCATCCTGCAATGCTGGATTTTGCTCATTGTCTCTTGGGAGAAGGTTTCTTGTTGAGTATAAAACTGCCAACTGTTCCAGCTCTGGTATCTCAAGACCTGAATCTGAACAGAATCTTATATCCCCTGTTGCAGCATCTATTGATGGCTCTGGAATAAAGTTAACTCTTATTGTTCTCACTACATTGTCTCTGTACTCTACTTCGTCAGCTCTGGTTGCTCTTGCCTTTGCCCAGAAGTTATTCTCCTGAAGGCTGACATTAGAAATCCACAAAGCTCTATCAGGCTGAACCAAAAGTTCTGCCTGACCATTTACGTCTGTTGCTATTGACTTCTGTACGGTTACTCCGTCGCCACCGTTTCTTGAATAAAATCTTAATGCCTGAAAGAGCGCAACCTTTATTGCCCTGTCTACAGGTGTCGCCTCATCCAAGGTTCCGATTGCAGATCCTGACGACCACCTTGTACCGTCGTCGTCAAGGTAACTGTAAATAGCAAGTCTTAGGTTTGGCAGTGTGATCATCTTACTTGTACCCGCTTTGTGCTAACGTGTTTAAGCATTTCCTCAAACTCTTCTGATGCTTGATCTTTTTTGTACGCAGCACTTTTCTTTTGATTGTCTACGTACTTCTTCCAAGGCTCGAAGCCATTGGAGAACTTTGATATTCTATTGTTAAGTACTGACATGATAGGCTCGTCTGATCTCGCAATCTTTAACTCATCATCGTATTCAAAGATTGAAAAGAAGTCGCCAAGATTTAACTTAACCCTTCTCGGTGTACAGATAAACATATGACCATCACGAAGGCGGGGTATTAAACCCCACCTCCGCAATCGTCTGTCAACCATTCGTTCCAATGATTTTTGACTAGCAATCATTATGCGCTTACCGCTTCATGAAAGACGTTAGTCAATCGACCACCAGAGTTACGACGAGTACAACGCATATTGTACATGCCCCAAATCTGAGTATCATAGATCAAGCTATGTCGATCTACCATACCGTGACTTCCGGCACTGGTATCTGAGTCAGTGGCAAAGTCTTTAAACTCAGCCAGCTTCACGTCATCCTTGTTGAAGTAGTAAATGTCTCGATCATTTACATTCTCATCAATGACGATAGGCAACCCTTGGAATGTTGGCATGGTGGAACCACCATCAGCATCCTTCATGGTTTGACCCGGTAACCAGTTAGTGAACGTATCGTTTGGACCCGTAACACCAGTTTCGAAATACCGTTGCAATGCAGAAGAGTTCATAACTAGCATGTGCCAGCTTCCCCCTGCTCTGCGCTTGATATTCGTACTCATGTCACGCATGGCCTTGATGGACAAACCATTGAGTAATGTCTGGGTGTTACCCGTCCAGTTACCATTGGTAATACCATATAGGCCAGTAGCGTTTGCATAACAGTCAGCAAGCGATGTCATTGGTTCCATCGATGCTGCAACCGTAGGCGCAGCAGTCAACTTCTGAACGAACATACTTGATGCACCCGGAGCGTCAACACCCGGAACCCCTGCCCCTGCTGGATCAGTAACTCCACCAGCATTCACAGTGATTGCACCAACGGTGTTGTTCTTTAGCTTGATAGAATAGAAACCAGCAGCAAGCTGCTTTCCATTCGTATCCGTTAACGCTGTGCCATCCACCTTGGTATTAATCTGAGAGCTCATCCCAGTAATCTCAATGTTTTCATGACGTGCGCCTACGGAGTCCGTGATCCCCAAGAACTGACTGATGTACAGACCAGCCAAGGTTGGAACCTTGACTTCTACTTCTGCACCAGCAGCAAAACCAAAACTCGCAGGTGCGGTATTGATTGTCGCTGCATTGTCTGGACCATAAAGAGCAACGATTGGAGACTCGAAGACTGCTTGACCAAGAACTTGACCAAGCTGTCGTCCAGCTACCTCAACCTCTTCCTTGACCAATCGCACACCATCACGACCACCAGAAGCAAGATGCGCTGCTGCACGTGGAATGGACAATCGGGTAAAGAAGATCTTGGGTTGATAGCTTCCCTTCTCGAAGGAAACATTCTTCCCGGCTGGCAAGGTGCCACCATCTTCAATCTGACCTGTTGATTGCAAGCCATCACTATCTCGCATACGCACGATACCTAGCTCATGTGTATGTTTGATCTTTTGAATGTGGCCATTCCCTACAAAGGGAGTGGCCCAGTTTACTTGTTCGTTGACAATCTGATTACCAAATCTGGCAAGAAGACCATCGATCTCTGCGGCTGTAATACCCATTTCTAACTCCTTATTGCTGAGAGGAAGTCCACTAGGTCATCTTCCGAATGACCATTAACTGGGACCATGCCTCCCTGCGGCTTCAAGGATCGTGGCGCTTTAGGACGCTTATGTTCCTTTGCGAGACTATCTTTATAGTACTCGTAACGGGACGAATGCATCTCCTTCGCTAAGTCCTCCATAGATTTATCAGAGTTCCTAAACTTATAAACAACTTCTTCCGCTGTGATGGTTGGATATTTCTCAGCAAGCGCATTAGCTGTCTCTACAATTTGATCTGCTCTATCCTCTACTTGGGACTGTCGCTGCATCGCCACGACCCTCTGTTGATGTTCGGCTTCTAACTTTTGTCGGATCTGCTGGGCTTGTGTCTGCTGCTGCATCTGCTGTATTTGAAGATCTCTTGGATCTGCTTCTTCATACTCTCGTAGCCTTTGCTCAGCATCGAACGCACGGTTCTGCAAGATTGAAAAAGCTTCTCGGTATTCACCAAGCTGTTTTTCAAATCCAAGGTTTCTATCTTCAGCTTTCCGCTTTGCTGCTTGCAAGCCATTGACCCTCTTGAGGAACTTATCCTTGGGGATATTCTCCTCTGTCTTCGCCTCAACCTTTGCATCCTCTGCATCTGTCTTAGCCGCTGCACTTTCATCGGAGTCAGGTTCCGCTTCTCCCTGTACGTCAGGGGTATCGGAGGTTGATGAGTCCTCTGTATCAGACAAAGCTGATACCATCATCGCTTCCATATCGGAAGGGTCTGCTGCTTGTGAGGTTGGCGATTCCTCGATTACGCCTTCACTATCTGACATAGGTTAATCTTCTTTCTTTTTAACTGGTGTTTTCTTTTTCTTCTTCTTGACTGGCACGGGTGCTACCTTAGCTTTTTCCTTAGCCAAACGATTTCTCTTTGAGCTTCTCATTAGAACTGTCCTTCGTTTTGTGGAGATCCACCTTGTGGCATCATCGGTGGACCCTGTTGTTGTTGTTGCTGTTGCTGTTGCTGAGCCTCCATTTGCATCTGCTGCTGTTGCTGCTGTGCTTGGTATTGTTCATATACCTGAAGTATCTCACTCAGTATCATGATGATGCTTTCCTTGCCTCCTGTTGATATTTGAATTTCTATAGCTTGTTTTAAATAATCTATAGCGAAGATCGGATCTACCGATTCATCAACGTACGCATCAGCTCCTTGAAGGATCGTGCTAACGAGCTGAGACATTGCCATGTTCTGGCGCTGATCTTCTGTCCCTGACAATGTGCCAGTCTCAACCATCTGCCTAGCTTCTGACGAGTCTCGAAGACCCATCTGGGAATGCTCAATAACATCCTGTTCTTTTTGAGCAGTGTATCTAGCCTTGCCTTCGCGTGGCTCAAGGCGTAGGCCAACACCGTCAATATCCGAGCCAATGAAGGATGTTTGAGCAAGGACATTATCTTCTCCTACAATGCTTAGCATTCGTGGTTCAGTGTAGTAGTTTCGCACCAGAATGAGGGTTTTTCGCCACGATTCTAGCAAAAAACGCTCTATTGAGCGTGCTGTTCCGGCCTGTTTCATGCTATCTAGCTCACTTAAATAGGCTATAGTTTTGGCAGATTGACCGCTTTTTGCTGCTTCTGCACCCACCATTAGCTCATTTAGACCCGCTAAATCGTACAATCTCTTGCTCATTTGGTCCCTATCGGTGAACAATAGGTTGTTTATTCTAGGTGGCTCCATGTATCTAATCATCTGTGCCTGTTGTGGATCATCTACCTTTAGTATCTGGTTCCCTGTATCTAATGCTTTTGCCACATTGCCCGGTGCAATCAGCTTTGCCCCTGCCGTATCCCTTCGAAGTTTAGTTAGTGTACTCTCTACCTCATTGAGCTGACGCTGTATTGGAACAGCGTCATTCATCCAAGTATCCCCCCAGCAGGTTCCTCTTAGCGGATCAACTACAAACATGGCCAATGGCAAGAAACTTACGTCTAAATCTTTTTGAGGATCTTCTAACCTCTTAAAAACATAGGGATACTTCTCTGCTTCTGTTATATGCCCTGATACTTCTAAAGCGTATATCCCCTCCGGGATTCTTGGGTCCGGCCTGTACCAAAGTTCACGTACCTTGACACCTTCTCTGTCTGGATTGGAACCGATATAATACTGCTGTGTGACAGCTTTTTCTTGTATTCCTGCTTCACTGAGAAGCATATTGGCTTCATAGACTTCGATAAATCTTTCAAATATAACCCATCTTGAGTCTTCACTTTTTTCTTGAGGATCAAGAACAAAGTCAAAGATAGTAACGGGACCCCAATCAACATTATCAGTATCTGGATCATATACAATTTTCACTCCTCCTACGCCATGAGCGCAAGCTCTTGATACGATATCAAACATTGTTTCATCGATATCCATCTCGTATTCAAAAAACTCAATCATCTTTTCAGCAGCTTGTGAGCTCTGAACATCAGCTATCTCAGCATTGTTAGGATAAGCAGAAACAGAGGGGCGATTTCGAAGAAGACGAGAAGTCCAAGTAAGCACAAGGTTTCTAAGAAGGTTGACCGTAATCTTTGGAACATAGTCCTGCCAAGGTACATCTTGTAGTACGCCCGTAAGCCTATTGATGTCTTGATACTGCTGACCGTTGACATATCTCTCGTTCCTGTCTGCTTTCACCAGATACTGATTTCTAGCTAGAGAGCCTTTTTTATAAAGCTCACTAATCAGTTCAGTTACCAGTATAGGCTCTACGCCCTTGCCAACCTTTACTTCTTTGTCGCCATTAATCATAAAACTCTTCTTCTTCTTCTTCTACTTCGCCACCGTGCTTTTGCACTAACGCAACAACATCAGCGTAGTATTGGTGATCTTCATCGTCCCAGGAGTCTACCATATCCGCCAGCTCCGACAGAAGATCTCCATCTTCTTCCTTATCTTCTTTTTTCTTAGAGTCCATTTTGTCTGCTGCCATATCTTTGGCCTCTAAGATTAACATTCCTTCATCCATCTTAACTCCTTATGTATCCGCCCCATTTGTAGCCGGATTTATTTACGTTAGGTGTATTCGCAGATATTCCATTAAGCGTAGACATTCTTCGCGCAAAGTCTCGTGCCTCTTGCTCCATCTCCAAATCAGCGTGCATCGCAGTAACCATTCTATCTGAGTCTAGTTCTGCCTGTGCAACTGCGTAGTCTGCCTGTGCATCGGCAGCATAACTTCCAGCCATATTGCCTGCGAACTCACCACCGACACTCCATCCACCGAGGCCTCCTGCAAGAGCCCCGGCTGGCCCTCCAACTATTCCACCCACCGTGGCACCTACCGCAGCACCACCAAAATTGCCCACAAGTGTCCAAAAACCAATATCATCATTCGCATCTGAGGATGCTTGCCGCTCTCCTGTTGCATAAACTCTTTGAGGTGCTGGCGGTACGGGGTTTTCTCGTTTTCTTATTGCCATTAGAAATCACTCCATGTTCCTGTGCGTGGCCTGTCAAAGTACCTCGCAATGTTAAATACTTCTGGTCCGGGTTCCGGTATCGGCTTTGGCATCTGTGGATTCTTATCTGCAAAAAGATAACAGAAACCAATCGCCATGCACAGATCTTTTTTTCCATCGAACTTTTCATATCGATTAACATGAAGAGAGTCGCACTCCTCTGCTAACTCTATCGGGCCTGAAAGCCTGCCTTCTTCTACTGCTCGCTTTACTGCGAGCAGTCCCTGATATTGTGTGGACTTTGAGGTCTTCCATTCTACAACTGGGACACCTCTTGCTCTTGTTGCTTGCACCGTTGCAAGCCCAATCCCGTTTGACTCTATGATTACTGAGCCACCGTACTTCGTGTACATAATCCTAATCATGTCAGCAAGCGTATCCACCGTAGCAGTCTCATCGCACCATGAAGCAACGATAGACATATCAGACTTTCTTATTACAGCTATTGCGCTCGCATCCTGCCCTAGACCCCCGGCAGTGTCTACGCCAATAACATATTCCTCTCCGCCTATTCTATTCTGGAATATCTTAAAGTCTTGCTGCATCATATGTTCCAACACTGGAGGAGTAAGGTTGATCCAGCGTCCCTCAGAGCTCATGAAGGCGTGTTCAGGCTTCTGGGGATACTCACGTAAGGCTCGAACCAGATCTCCTTGAAATCGATTCCTGAGAGTTTTTAGAAACCATGCTGCTGATTCTGCTCTGGTAAATCCGAGATCCTGCATCTCTCTCCACTCTTCTTCCGTAAAGGATGGCGTGCTTACATATGCCGCATGGTCCTCAACGGAGAAGAAGAGTTTCTCGAAATCATTCTTCTCTGACCAGAGTTTCCACATTAGATCACCCGGACCTGAGCTTGTGCTCTCCACCATGATTGGCGCTGACAAACCTGCCGAACTTACCAGTGCGCCATATGCGTTTTGATCTGGCCAGAACGCGAGCTCTGAAAGATGAAGCAGTTGGAAGCTCATAGATCTCCCAGCCTTAGACTCCGATTGCCCTTTTGCTGCGTTGGCTGTCACCGCATGTATTTCAGATCCCTCTTGAGTTACGATCTTACTGCGATTTGAAATCCTCTGTGGGATTTTTAAGTCATCTAGCACCTGACGGGCGCGATCTAGCAGACCATGTACCTTTTGTTCCGTATCTGCCACGATTGCAACCTTAGATCCCGGATTCAAAATAACATATAGCGCATCTAGGAAACAACAAATCTGAGAGCACCCGATCTGGCGGCTCTTCAGAATAAGTATGTTCTTATTCCTAGATGCTGCGTCTAATATCTTAGCTTGTTCTTCATATACCTTGAACGGGATCATTTGGCCTGTGACCTGATCTGTTATCCGGCATAAGCTCGCCAGCTTCATCATCTTCGTCTTGTTCGGGAACATCTTCGTCCTCTGCTAGTAATGCCCGTAACTCTTGGGCAGGTGTTAAGATATTTGCGTCGGCTTCGGGCAAAGTCTTTAAGACATGCGCGACAAGGCTGGAAACAACAGCCGCTGTTCGCGGTTCCATCTGGCCAGTCCTAACTTGATGCAGAGTTTCTACCGTGAACTGTCTAACATCTTCCATACTCTGCATCTCAGGTGAGGGCATTGACTCAGGTAGCTGCGCTGTTGTGTTGCCTCCCTTCTTACTATTCTCTAACCGGGTTTCTTTGTAGCTCGGCTCATGAAAATAACAAAAATCAAAACCATGCATTCTTCTTACGCTACATTGCTGCTCCTCAGAGTGGTAATGGGTACAGCGTATTCCAGAATGCGGCAGTTTTCTTTTTTTCTTGGGGGGTTTTTTCTGATCTGTAGATACAAAATAACCCGGTGTGTAGATTGGTATGTTTTGTTGTGTCATGGGCTTTGATCCTTGACCTTTCCGACCTTGGGGAATAGATCCCCCTTGGACTGTTTTCTATATATTAACTAAGACCATGCCTATATGCACTATAATCGCTAATAATACTACTAACCTACCTACCTACACTACTAACCACACCCACAACTACCACCCTGAACACCCTACAACCCACTACCCCCACTTCGTGAGAGACTATCCCCTAGTTCCTAATACCTACTTACTATATAATAATAATACTCTATACCTACCTATATATTATTGTTTTTACAAACGCGGGGAATACCCCCCTATATTATTATTTATTTATTCATTTTATTATTATATTATTTATTAATTCATTGATCCAATATGGATCTATTATCTATGTGTCTATTTACTCTAGGCACTCTCTCTCTCTTCTCTCTCTCTATCTCTACTCTATCTCTCTCTATCTCGCTCTACTATTCTGGCTCTGCTTATCTAAGCTGTGCATCTGTCTTCATCTGCCTCTCTCATTCTGTGCTATGGTTGTGCCTCAAGGCGCGACCATCTTCTAGGCTGTACATTCCATACTATATTAATAAGGTTGCCGACGGCTAAACGCAAGGCTGTATATTTCTGTGGTGTTACGGCCACTTGAAGTTTACCCTTAGCTTATGGTTGTATGTTGTTGGGCTTGGGCTGTTTCTCTTGGTGACATTCTATTCTTGTTGCCAACGGAACACTGACCAAACCAAAAGCCCATCCGACGGAACGTCAATCATTACGTCGTCACCTCTCATTCTGGGGTGACGATGTAAGCCTTGCCGTGCCATCAGCTGGGCTTTTGGTTTGGTCAACCTTGCACACATGAGCTTACATTTACTTACTATTATTATTATCTTTATAGGTTTAGTTACTTGCGTTTTGTGAATGTGTTCCTTAGTCTAATCATGTTCCAATCAAGGAACAAACAAACAAGGATAATGACAATGACAAAGAAAACTAAAATGTTACGAACTGAGGAAAAGAAACACATTGAGGGTTTGGCTCTTGAGGTAGTCAATAAGGATGTGGATATTAAAACCCAGAAAAGTAATCTACTTAATAAGGGTCAACGGGATTATCTCGAAGCCTGTGTTAAGTCTCATTGGGAAAAGCTGGGTGCTGGTACTGACATTCGTCCTAAGCCTGTTAAGACCTCATATGATACTGGTACCCAGTTTACATTAACGCATGACTGGACTCAGCCTGCTGATTTCAATGTGTATGATTCTAGCTGGGTGTCGATTGCTAAGGTTTGCTGTAATACGCACAAGCTTAGTAAGCCTCTGTTTGATTTGCTGTTAGCTGATTTGCAGACTGCTAGTGATGATATCAATGCTAGGTTTGGGGATGATTACGAGTACGAGGTACACCTTGATAATGCTAAGTTATCAATGCTTTATATCTTTGCTTGGTTAAGTCGTCGTGGTCCTCAGTTTGATATGGATAAAGCTGGTAAGATTTGCGTTGATAGGTTTGGTAATATGTATCATCGTACGAACTTGAGTAGTACATCTGCTTACACTGCTGGCCATGGTTCATGGGCTGTTGTTGTTTCGGGTGTGTTTAATGAGTATCACACTGGTAATCTTGATGCGGTCAAGCTGCTTGGTTAGTCAATCAGGATGGACCCCAAAAGGGGTTCATCCTTTTTCTGTGGTGATTTCAAATCCTGAACCACCATCAAAAAAAAATCGCACAACCAAAAGCACAACCAAAATACCAACAGCCAAACGGTGCAGTCGGATGATCGGATGACATCACCACCGTAAGGTTAACAAAACCAAAAGCGATTCTAAAAGTAGTAGTACTATTTATATTACATAGACGCCCTTCGGTTGGGGCTGACATCGTGTCGAGCAAGCTCGTCCCGATCCGCCCTCGGCCACTAATGACTGGTATGTACTACGACATTTTAAAATCGCTTTTGGTTTTGTTCGTTTCATCTCTATGGTTTTAGTTACTTGCGTTTCCTTATGTCATCAGCTAGTCTGTTCTTGTTCCAATGAAGGGACACAAACGAACAGGATAAAACAATGACTAAAAAACTAAGCACACAACGTAAGCGAATGATCGAAGGCATCAGTACTGAAGTTATTAATGACGTCGTTAGCAAGTCTATTGCTTTCGAGGGAATGAATAACAAAGAAGAACGTGACTACCTTGCTCAACAGATCCAATCCTTTTGGGATGCTAAAGGTGCGGGATCTGTTCTTCATGCTAGTGACGATGACACTGAGCATTTACGTGATGCATGGGAGGTTTGTGATGACTTCACCCATTACGATAGCGAAGGTTATTCTGTTGCATTCGAAAAGGATTTAATCTTTGCATGTAATGCTAAGGCCTATCCTTTCCCACGTCGCAAGAGGTTTATTAATCAGCTTGAAAAAAGATCTGCTACTTTGCAGGTTGGTTTCAATAGTTATGATGGTGACTCGTTCCCTTATGAGTTACACAAGATGAACGCTCAGATCTCCATGATCTATATCTGTTATTGGAAGTCCATCATGGGCGAGCAGTGGGATATCAGCAAGGCGGGCACCTGCGTCATTGACCGTATGGGTTGTCTCATTAGGCGTACACCCAGCGAGCACAAGTCAAAGGTTAGCGAGTACCAAGCTGATGAAGGTGCATGGTTAAATGTTATTAAGGATATCGTTAGCCGATACACCAAGTAACAAACACGCAGAAGATCCCTCACTTGTTGGGGGATTTTTTGCGGCACAACCAAAAGCGTAACCGAAGGTTTGCAAGTTTACCTTGTCGGATGATTAAGTTTAAAAGTTTCCCATCAGTTTAAAAGTTTCCCATCTGGTTTAAATGTTTCCCTCCTAGTTTAAATGTTTGCATGTTTTATTCATACCTCCTTTCCCATCTTGGGTAGCCCTTCGGGGTTTGCAATTAAGCATATAACAACAGGAGATGAAGATGGTAGATATAGCAGATCAGATTGACACTTGTGAAGTAGACATGAGAACCATGATTGAAGCGTTGCTTGATGACGACGTTGGTGCAGTGTGTGACTACATACTTAAAGACGACAGGTCTGAGGCATACATCAAGGAAGAGTTACTAACAGAGAAAGAGCAATGTATTACAATCGTTCGCAACAGAGTGGTGCAAACACAGAAGGAGATAGACATGCTAAAGAACATGGTCGAGCTCTTACTACGAGGACAAGAAAGAATGATTGTTAAGTTAGATAAACTTCCACACCGAGGAGAGATCTAATGTTTGTAAGCAATCTCAATAAAGGTTTCAGCATGACCTTTGCAAATGGAAACACGGTATCAATACAGTGGGGTGTCGCTAACTATTGTGAACACTACATGAAGAAGGACGACGTTAAGCTATCAGCAACAAAGGAGACATGGAAAAGTAAGGACACTGAGATGGCAGCATGGAACATCGATGGCGAGTGGCATAGCTTTGAGGTGGGCTGCGGCTTAGGTGGTAATCAGGTACAGGGGTACATAAGTGCAGACGAGGTTCTTGCATTCATGAACTTCGTAGCAACAAACAAAATAACTAAGGGAGAATGATCATGACAAATATGAAAACGATGCAAAGCAAATACAATACAAGATGTAGATGTGGATGTAAGAATACTATTAGACGGGGCACAACCATAGGATACTCAAATACAAGGTGGGGAGTCGGATGGTTAAGGCTGGCCTGTGCTGTGGAGCTAGATGTTATCAACAGATGTGATGACATCTATACTAGAAGAAGATTGATTAATGTTCGCATGGGTATAGAGCCCGACGTAAAAATAAAACCAACAGTTGAAAAGGAACCAGACAACACTGAATGGTTGGAAGAAGACCTACTGTGTGAGGATGTCTATACTTCTTTTCTTTTTGTAAAGGAGAACAGCAATGGGATTTTATAAACAAGTTAAAATACTAATGGACTATAATGGTTTCACTGAACCAGAGGCAATCAAGTTCATACAGAACCAAGACAGTATGAGGAAGCAGCTAATAGCAAACGAAGAACAACAAAGAAAGGACGAGAAAGAAATGGAGGACGAGCTTCAATCAAACAAGGACCGTGTAAGGTTCGAGCTGAAGTTAGCGTTAACAGATCTACGTGCATACCAAGAAGTCAACAGGAATGATATGCATGTTCAGTCAGCCATTGATCGTTTAAAGTTAGTCGAACAAATCGTTTGGGAAGTAACGGGTGTCTTATGAGTCCTCGTTGGCCAAGTGATAATCCGTGGATAAACAAGGAGGACGAGATAGCTAAGCGACCTTACGCATGTGAGCAATGTTTAGCTATTGATCCCGACACCGTACAGTACAAGGATGGTGACTTTGATGATCACCTTGGTATGTATAAATCTTATGATATATATCTAAGCTGGTGTTGCAGGGAACACGTTGTTCGATTAACCGATGCGTTCATTGACGATGCGTATCACAAATGTCCAATAAGAATAAAAAACTTTGGGCATTGTGATGACAAACATAATGCAATGGCAGGGGTCAAGATAGTTATACCAATGATGTATGCAAGACTGCTGGCATGGGATGTTGGTAATGACATATCGTTAAGGTACACCGAGGTCAGCCCTCACTCAGTGTTTATCGAACGTGTATCAAGACTCTTAAACTATGACAGCCATCACGAGACAAGGTGGCAAGTTAAGCTTAAGGAAAATCCAAAATGGAAACAGGGTGTTGTAACACTTAACATACAATGGAGATTATGATGAGTAACAAAAGCAAGATGCCAGATGGCGGCTACCCAATGGGACCGTGGGACGAGGCACATCGCCGTGGCACAGTAGCAGAGGACTACCCTCATACTGTACGTGGTGGTACCCTCAACGAAAGAATATGGTCGGACGATAAGTCAACAAGGTTTCAAGCTAAGGAGGAGCAAGCGTTCCAACTATATCTTGATGGAAGACTCGAAGAGAAAACTTTATCTCAATCAGATGATGATTGCATACGGCAAGCCATGATCGATTGGAACGAAAACAACTGGCTCAAGGTAGTCAGGGTAGGGGATATAGAAGTATGATAGCGCCAACGGATAAATCAAAACAGATGCAACGGTTACTAGAAACATTCAAAGTAAACAGAGAGGAGTCAATACTTAACGAGGTATGTGTTAACAAACCAGTAGGGTGCGGTGAACCAGTAACAAAGTTTGACGACGAGGTGTCATCAAAAGAGTACATGATCTCAGGCCTGTGTCAGTCATGCCAAGACAAAATGTGGGAAGGGGTTGATGATGTCAAAGATGCAGAAGAGGATACCTGTGATTACTTAAACGAAGTATCAGGGTATCCAGTAGGAGGTGACGAATGAATATCTACATAGTTATAGTGGGAAACCCATTGGATGGCTACAGCTTCATAGGACCATTCGATGATTATGAAGCTGCATATGACTATACAATACTAAAGGGTATAGCATCACGCGCTTGGGTATCCACTGTGCATTCACCAACAACTCCAGAAGAAGATAGAATGTTCGAGGAAGACAATGAGTAAGATGCAAAGAGACAAGGGTGCTAGGTTTGAACGCTGGACCAGACAGCAGTTTGAATACCTATATAGCACCACCCTTTCCAGAGGACAACAACGTGCAGGGGCTTTACAACCAGATGTCATCGCACCTGATTGGTGGATCGAATGTACTGTGGGAAAAAACCCACGGGTCTATGCAAAGATACATCAGTCGGAGCGAGATCTAAAGTCTTGTGCTCATGAACATAGAAACAAGAAACCTTTAATCATACATAAGAAAGACAGGGAAGATGTATGGGTAACACTAAGATGGAAAGACTTCGTTGAGTTACTACAAAACTCACAGAGTTATCAGGAGTTATACTATGAGAAAAAGGAAATCCCTAATGAACGGACAAGGAACATTAGGGACATCCAAAACAAACAAGATAAACAAGATGTAGTTAAGCATCTTGAAGGGGATATATGATGACTTTCTTTGAGGAAAGTTATCATATATCTATATATAATTATAAGAGCTTGCATCATTAAACGCAAGCATATAAACTACAGGGAGAACAAGATGAGTAGTCAGACAAAAAACAATAAGGTATTTCAATACATTATAGACGCTCTTGAAAAGGGAACAGTCCCTTGGCGTAGTCCGTATAAGCCCATGATATCAGGTCATGGTCACGTTTACACTGGTGTGAACCGCATGGTTTTAAACATGGAAGCTAGGCTAAAGGAGTACACCAGTAGAACTTGGTACACCTACAAGGGTGCCAAGAAGAATGGCGGTACTGTGTGCAAGGGCGAGAAGGGTACACCAATCATATACTACTCGCAGGGCACGAAGGAGAACAAGGAAGGAGAGCAGCAGTTCTGGTTGGTAAGGAAGGTTTACTATGTATTCAACAAAGATCAGTGTGATTTTTGGGAAGACGAATCAGAGGTAGAAGAAGAATGGGCACCAACATGGTCAGGAGATACCATCGTGGGCGCATACGCAACCAACAATCCTGAGCTCAAGATTACTCATGTACCGGGCATGGCCTACTATGCTCCAAAGAAAGATGTAGTCAATGTTCCTATGCCAAGAGAACTAGAGGCAGGGATGTACTACCCGACAATGTTTCATGAGTTAGCTCATTCGACAGGCGCAAAGCATAGGCTTGATCGATCAGGCATAACAGATATTAACATGCATGGAGATCATGCTTACAGTGAGGAGGAGTTAGTAGCAGAGATGACGACAGCGTACCTATGTGGGTATGCAAACTTTCAGATGGAAATGTTAGATCAGAGTGCAGCATATATAAAAGGATGGATGAAGGGAATCAAAGATGACCCGAACATACTTCAACGTGCAGCATCGATGGCAGAGAAAGCATTTGATTACATAGTACAAACAAACAAGGGAGATGACAATGGATAAGCATACAACGTCAGCAGAGTATAGCACAGTCGAAGCACATGAGAACGCATCACACTACATGGACGAGGAGGGTGGTCTAACTATACCAGACTCAGAGAAAGACAGACTTGCGGTAGGCAAGTATGTCTTCGATAAGGTGTACGAGATACCAGATAGGTATCGCAATGCCTTACTAATAGTCGCGCTTAACTGTGCTACTGAGATAGTGCAGAAGGGACAACCAGCACACATCAAAATAGCTACGGCATACAAGACTCTTAAGTCTGTCATGTCTGCTTACTCGCACGGCACTGAGCTACTAAGCATAGTGCAGCGTAGCTGGTTCACTGTCTTGGTTGAGTATCTTGTCTATTGCAGGCTGAAGCAAATGGACAAAGAAATAAAACCAGACACCTACGATAGTCATGAGGGCATACACTGGGAGGTGTGCTCTATCCATGACTTAGTGGATAACAATATGTATGACTGCAACATGATCGGACACGACGAGGAAGGCAATACATATAATGGATGGGCTGTTGTTTATGATCCGTATTCTATGGATGGACAATGGGACACCGTAACTGACATAGAACAGGAGCGTTAAATGAGAACAAGGAATGTATATAGCAATGGTTTCAAATGGGATGAAGTGTTTCCCACTGGGGATAACGTGCTCGTAAAGGGCATACTACCTAGTGACTTCATGCAGATTGTACACACTGATCATCTTAATGAGATGAGCATGTGTAAAATCTTTGAGGTTATTAATATCGGTGACGACGTAAAAGGATTAGAGAAAGGAATGATCGTTACTATTTTAAAAGCAGGGATCGATATGATTGATCCCGATGAACCACGTATGGGCATAGTATCAGTTCTTGATATCAAGGCCAGAATAGTAGGAGATACAAAATGACAAACAAGTTAAAACCTGAGATAGTTAAGATACTTAAAGAGTTCGGACTAGATCCAAGAGAGGCACTATGGGACTGTCATGGGTCATGGATTTTATTACATAAGTCTTGTCAAACAATAGCCATGAAGATGGGTATCAAGTTCGATAAGCCAGAAGTTCTACATATGGATATCGGAAAGAAAGAAGTAGTCTTCTTGTTATGTGGAACCAACTCAGACGGAGAGGTCAGGTGGGATATTGGTGAGGCAATGCCTTCAAACAATAAGAACTCCTACCCTGTCTCAATGGGGCTTAAGCGAGCAGAGGATAAGATCATTATCCACTTGGCTCGACTAAGAGAACATGGTGTCTATTCAAGCGAAGAGGCTGACGAGTTCAAGGACAAGCCAGTTAACAATAATCAAAAAGGATTTGCTGATCGTATTAGTATTCTTATTTCTGAGGCTACTAATAAACAGCAAGTAAAGCAGATCGTTGCGGGACATCGTAGCGATCTTAACAACTTGCCAGTGCGTACGCGCAACGGCATTAAGAAGCTCTGTGATGAAAAGGTCACACAGCTACAGGAGTAACAAATGAGTGTAAGAGGTGTAAACAAGCAGATAGTTATGGGTCGCCTTGGTGTTGATCCAGCATTAAACGAGAAGGCTAAGATACCAGTATGTAATCTTAGCGTTGCCACACCGGGCAGAATGGAGGGTACGGAGCAATCCGTTGAGTGGGTAAAGGTTACAGTGTTCGGCAAGACTGCTGAGAACTGTGCCAAGTACCTCAAGAAAGGAAGCACCGTCTACATCGAAGGGCGTCAGCAGACTGAGAAGTATGAGGACAAACAAGGTGTAACCCGTTACTCAACAAAGTGTATAGCTGGACACGTCGTCTTCGTTGGTTCTGACAAGCCAAAGAAGGAACGAGAAGAAGAGCATCACTTTGAAGATGCAGAGGATGGCTTTGGAACGCCGTTCTAAAAAAGATCTGGTAGATTATTATCTTAGGGTCTTTGAGGTACCATCAACTTATCCCGGAGATAAGGACGACTTACGACAAGTAGGTCGGATGGGTGTCTTAAGGGCCATTGAGACTTTCGACTCAACCAAGTCCAAGTTTAATACTTGGGCTTGGTTTTGGATCAGGTCTTATATAAGAGATGAGATTACCAGACATAAGCGTCGTCAGTACTCAGAAGATTTGTGTTATCATAATGGGTGTGATAGAAAGGTCTTACTTAGGCAGCTCGTAAGTATGATCGATGATGACAAAAACAAAGAGTTACTTACAAGATACTTAGCAGGACAAACAACAAGCGAGATAGCAAGAACATGGAAGGTATCAAGACAGTCGGTGGACCAGAGATTGTCAAAGATACACAGCAACATAAGGGAGAAGATATGAGAAAAGACTTCATGAAGGCAGAGCACTTTTTTAAAAGGGATCTACCTAAACTACAGTGGACGGTAGGATCTCTGATAGAACAGGGAACCTTTGTTCTTCTAGGGGGCGAGCCTAAGACAAGTAAGACTTGGGCCGCACTGGACATTTGCCTATCCGTGGCAAGTGGAATGAATGCCTTTGGTGACTCGGAGTTCCACACAGAACCCAGACCTGTCTTTATGTTTCTACTTGAAGACGGAGAGTATAATGTGATGGCACGGTTACAGGCACTGGCCAAGGGTAAGGGCATTAGCGATAAGCAAATCTATCACATGCCAATGTATCTTAGATGCCGCAAGCCTCTATGTATAGACGAAGAGGTGAACAGCATCGTCAACATGATAGATGATTTCATGAGAGAGCATGAGCTCATGGAAATAAGAAAGGGTCTAATATTAATAGACCCCTTAAGAAATGCTCATCACAAAGAAGAGAACGACTCTGGCCAAATGAGGCAGGTCATGGAAGCATGTTTATATATAAGAGATAGAACAGGCTACTCTATCTTAGTCAATCATCACTTCAAGAAGATGACAGCAGCGCAGCAAGAAACTCCTGGAAACGCTATGCGTGGTAGCAGCAGTATCTATGGTAGCGTTGATGGCATAATAGGTATGCGTCGGATCGAGTCAGAAGAGAAAAATACTTGGAGAAATAATGTTTCGACTCAGGTAAAAGCTGGGCCACAGGCAGCACCATTTGGTCTTGAGCTCGTTGTCGAAGACGGAGATCATGGTCGAGCCAAGGAAGCAACATGGAAAGTAGGAGGTTTGTACGGATGAAGATAAACGATGTGGATTTTATCTCTATTGATCGCTCACTCGTCATCGGTGGAACCGATGCCAGTGTTCTTCTTGGAGTGAACAAATGGAAGAACAGAGATCAGCTTCTACTAGAGAAGGCAGGTAAGTACAAGGTTGAGCAAAACGATGCGATGTATTGGGGAGTCATGGCCGAGCCTATGATTGCCAAGCACATCGAAGCAAACTTCATTGAAGACAATCAGCTCTTGTTCAACCCAGCCGAACATCATCCACAGGTTGCTCATCCAGAGTATCCCTTTATCGTTGGCTCTCCTGATAGGTTAGTCATCGATAAGGATACTCAAGAGGTTGTCGAGGGAGTTGAGATAAAAACTTCTTTCGAGTGGGCCTTAAAGGGATGGAAGAAAGGTGTACCTGATTACTATATACCACAGGCACAAGTCTATATGATGTGTCTTGGTTTTAGTTCATGGAGACTGTTCGCCTTAGTTGGCAACCGTACCTTTCTCCACTATACCATAGAAGAAGATCTATTCATGCAGGAAGAGATCATCGATAAATCAAAGGCGTTCTATAAAGAAATGCTAGAACAAGATAACAAGGACTGTAAGGAGGCTTTGAAAAAATATGAAACAATCTTGGAAGGATGAAAGAAGCAAGCACGTAAGGCTTGTCGGCCACTGTGAAACTCTAAGGGCGGCAATCAAAGAAAGGCTCAATGAGAAGCTTGACCCAATAATGCTAGGCACTGAATGCCTAGATTCGGGCGAGGCTGTTTCAGTAATACTTGAAGTAGCGATAGCGTGTGAGGTGTTATCATCCACACTGCTAAAGGCAGCAGAAGATATTTCAGGGTCGGATGAGGAAAAGCGTATGATCGACTGGATGAAGAAAGATCAAAAGTTTTATGAGACCTATACCGAAATGACATCACAAGGTATAAGTCGAAGATACCATAGCACTAAAAGGTTTCGATTTGCTATGCCAGCAGGAGAAGCTTGAAGGTCGTATTGGATGAAAGAGATCTTAGGATCTTAGATAGGGTAAACGCTTCGCCAGAAGCGAGGCGTTTGCTCGCATACATTAAGGGCAAGTTTAAGGGCGAGATACTATCTGCCGAGATTATTCGCCCAGAGCCTTATGAGTCCATCCATCAAGTTCCACGTGGAACGGGTCCCATCCCAATGGGATCTTTCGACCCTTTCTCCAGTTCCCTCCCCAGCGAAGCTTCGGATGCTCTGTCGCAAGAACGCGCCCGAAGTAAAGCCATACGGCTAGAACATCAGGAAAAACAACTTGGCCTCCTTTTACCCCTGTCTCCCACGGAGAAAAACCAACAAGATCGGTAAAGCCATCTGTGTCTAGGATTACATCTACAGCAAAACCATGAGTGTGAGCTCCCTGTCTTCCCTTAAGCTTGGAGCGTCCTTCGTCATAGAGATAGGTTTGACGTTCGGGAGAACGGTAAGCCTCGAAGATAAGAAGAGGAAGATTGTACATGGCTATACTGTCCTGAACAGTTTCCCACATAGGCAGGAAGTCAGGATGCAATCTGCCGATATCCTTGTCTACACTCTTAACGCTCATTTATTGACCAGTCTTAGACTGCCTCTTTTTTTCTCGTGCAAGATGCCGATAGCTCTGAGAATGAGGTTCTTCTCTTTGGGCTTAGGCTCACGACCAAGCTCGTCGGCCACCACCTTAAGGGCCTCAGCAATCTTGTCATCGATTTTATTCTCAGACTTTCGAGACAGCTTCTCGATAGCGAAGTAAGCTCCCTCAGCTATGCGAGATAGGGTTAGCTCTTGCTCATTGTTAAGCTTGGCGCGTAAGAGTTTTATAAGCCAAGGCAGGGCCATAGTTATGACTATAGGCAATCCAATATTTCCAACCATTCCTAGTAGTTCAAGTGTTATCATTATTCACTTACCTTTTCCGCTGCTCTGTTTTTTGCAGCTTGTGAAAACTTTTGCATCTTCTTCTTGCCATACTTCTTTCGGCCTATGGACGCAGCTAAGGCACCCGGATCTTTAACGCCCTTCTTCTTAAGATCGCCTTCAAGCTTTTTGAATCGGCCACCACCTCCGGGCTTCATTGAATCACTCATAACTTTCCTCCTCGCATCATTTGGTTTTTAACATAATCACTTATTATATCTAGCTTGCCTTCTTGGTTTGATAGTTCTTTTTCTATGCCAGTCAGCCTCTCAAGAACCTTGATCTGCATATCATGCAGCTCCCTGTGAGAATCGGCAAACTGATTAGCTTTACCTACCAAGGCAAACATAACAATCCTGTATAATGCTATTGCCATTGCCACTGCTGCAACAAGTGTAAACCCATACCTCTCTATAAAGATAAATGAATCTTCCATTATCTCTCCCTACTGTTCCTAATAAAAGCCTCTTGCTCCATTTGCATTTTCTCACGACTGGTTTTATTTTTATAGGTAGGAGTTTTCTTTAAAGACTTGATCTTCCTAGAGCCTGTCTTGAGAGCATGAGCTTGATGCTCTGGCCCAAAGTTCCTTATTCCTGTAAACGCTTGCATAACAAAATCCCTCTTGGGGTATGGTATTCCGTACAGCGTATCTTTGTCTAAAGATTTTTTAATATAGGAAGGTGCCATCTTAAAGGCACCCTCTATTGGATCTCCAATCATCATATCGGCTATAGGCTCTATATGCATTGGCAGAGGAATATTCAGACCTGTTTGCTTCGCTACAACATTACGGTGATCTTTATACGTGGGTCGTTCTTCTCCCATTGTAGATGCTTCCGACCACCTGTCTACATTGTACCCATAAGGCTCACTAGGAATATCCGTTAAGGGTGTCCAATACCTAGCACTCAGGTTCATCTCCTTGTATGGATCGGCACCAACAAGGTTCATTCCTCTATTCATTAAATCTACTGATGGCTGAGAGACTGGATAGAGAAAGTCATTTGGATAATGACTCTCTCTTCTTCTGAGCTCATCTCGCGTACCCTGTGTGATGGACGCATCCCTTGCGGCCATTACGGTTTTAAACATTTTTGGTTTTCTAAACGGGAACTCCACTGTATACTTTGTCGCTCTCCACGGGTAGGCGATAAACGGTGCGATAGCTGACTGACGCAATGCTTGGATGGCAAACGGTAGATCACCATAGTAAAGCATGATGTCTTCAGCATGTTTAGCTGCCTGAAGAACCAGTCCCGAATCATCGAGTGCTTGGTCTACAGTTAGGCCAGCTCTCTTTCCTAGCTTCTGTACCTTGTCCATAAAAAGAACGTGTCTCGCAAGTCTGTCAGTCCCTGTAAAGAACTTGGCCATCTTTCCATTTAGGCCCAGTATATGATAGCTAAGGAACTCTAGGTTCTGCATTGCTAACTCTGGACCACCTCTTCCTAGTGTACTAAAGGCCGCTTCAGTAGCGCCCTTTCCACCCTTCATCCCCTGCTCGAAATCTTTGAACATGATTTGAAGCATGTTGATTGGGTTCTTAGATCTGGTGATAGCATTCATAACATCATCTAATGAGCCAAAGTCTCTACCAGCCTGTGGCATCGTGCCCACTTCCGCATGTCTTGAGTAGCCCTTGTTCTTCCAGCCCTTCATGAAATCTTTTGCGTAGCTCATGGCCTTGCGCCAGTCTATGCCCTCATTTATGAATAGCTGGTTTATCCCATAGATACTGTGAGCCTGTGTTGCATAGTTTGCGATGAGCCTATTATGCTTTACGACGTTAGAAAGCCTAGAGTATCCCTTAAAGAATCTAGTCATAAAGTTATCAAACTCTGTGATGTGCTGCTCGGTTGACTTGATTATCCTATAGACCTCTGGAGGAACGTAACCGTTCGTCGCAGGACCATACCTCTCTATGTTGCCACCATGCTTCTTACTTCTTCTGGTCGCCAGCTTTCCGCCATGTAGCTTCTTCCATCCATGTACAGGTATCAAAGAGAAAGCCTGTGGCATGTTTACTAGGTCATTGTAAAACTCATATCTATGAACATCGTCAATGAGCTTTGGTATTGATAGCTGTAGCGCCTCGATAAAGTTATCGCCTGTTGGATATCCCTCAACCCTCATTAACTCATCAAGAGTATTTCTGTCAGGCAACATCTGCCCAGCTTCTCTGGGTGCTGCTTGTTTATAGGATAGCTTCCTTCCCTTCTTTCTAAACAGATCTTTGCCAGTGGGGTGTACCTCGTACCCAAAGTTTCCAGCCAGTGTTAACCAGCCTTCCATGTCTGGCATCCCACGCTTAGGTATCTTAATGTTCGGAAAGTAAGATGGTACTATTGCTCTAAATAGATCTTCTGTTAGAAACGCAGAACCCTCTCCCTTGTTTCCAAGTATCTTCATCTGACGAAGGCTTAGGTCGAACATCAGCTTCTTTATAGCGAGAAGAGTGTTGGCCACTTCTTCTCCTATCTTTCCTCCGGCCAGAAGCTGATACGATATTCTACTGGCATCCCATGTCTTTGGTGACAAATCAAAGAGGAACTCCGATGATGTCATTGGGACACCATCGTACTTCCAAATAATATCTTTCGGCTGAAAAGCATCTATCCGATCTCTAGCTGAGTACAGTCTCTTTACCAGTGCCGGATCTTGCATCATGGTATTGTTTACAAATTCTTCTACTGTGTTGAACTCTGTCTTCGCCTTGGCAACCGGAGGCAACCAGCCTTCGGCTTGCCTTATTGCTCCCTTGGGTACAGGAACATTGGTCGCCTCAACTAGACCGTGCTCCATAAAGTTTGGTGAAACAGAGTGTGCAGCCTGAGTTTTGAATGATCCGGGAACTGTCTGCGATGCCCTGTCTACGATTGCCTTGATCGCAGGTTCATCGAACAGTGAGTACATCTTTACGTATGTGAGTAGCTGGCCAGCCCTTGGGTCATTAAGACCTCTTAGTTTTGTATATAGCTTTTCAAAGTCTTTCTCGAAGAACGGAGGAGAAGAAGACTTAACCTTCCTCTTTGGTTTCTTGGGTGGCCATCCATATTCCTCTAGCCACTTAACAAGCTTCAAGACATCATGAGTAGATACTCTATCTATCGTGCTCTTGTCGGCTTGGTACTTCTTTAGCAATCCCTTTTGCTTCTTGCTTAGCTTTGGCATTGGGTCGTCTAGTGGTGTCCACTCAACAACTCTCGGACGAGGCTTCACTCCTATTGCCTTTTCTGTTCTAGCTGCTGTGCCCAGATCTGGCTTATCCTTCGTTAATGCGATCAACCATCGATCTTCTTTGGGAGTTAGCTTTGGAGCCTTAACAGCCGCTGTCTCAAGAAACTCGGCAGCAAACTCATTAACTGGTGTAGCATCAGATATAGATCTCCTTGCAGTAATACCCTCATCAGAGAGCTCTCTCATTCTCTTAAACGAGTCAGGACCTATTCCAACATACTTATTGTACGCAGCGAAAGCTATGTGTTGTCGAGATGGACCCATCTCATACAGGTGGTTTATTAGACCAACAGCAGTCTTTAAGTCTAAAGCCCCTATTGATACAGCAGGGTTTGACGGCATGTATTTCACACTTGGCTTCTGTACTCCCGGAGGTAGAGCATCTATGCCCGGAGCCCTCATTGTCATCATAGGCACTGTGTCTTGGGGTATCGCTGCCTCACCCCAGTGCTCACCAAGCTCTTTTAATATTGCCTTGTATGCAGCAGTTTCCCTTACCGTCCACTCTGTTGGCACAAGTGCTGCCTTCGTAGCTTCAACAACCTTAGCGGCTGGCTCTGTGTTTAGAAGCTTTGTTAGGTAGTCTGAGTACTTTTCAGGTCCAGCCACCTTCCATTTTTCAAGCCCTGCTCTTGCTGCTTTCACCAGCTCAGGGTCAGCAAAGATAGCTTTCTTCATCACTGACTTGCCCAACGCTACGTGTATGGCTGCCTCAAGGTGCTCAACTGCAAACTCGTATATGTTTACCGGAGGCGTGTCGCTTAGCATTGCCAAGCCGAACTGCTCCTTAAGCCTGTTAAACTCAAAGAACAAGGTTTGTGGTGCGGGCTTGGATGTATCCTTCTGCCACTTTGTTCCAAAAAGAAATATGTCTTTTTCGACACCGGGCTTGGCTTTGTTCCAAGATATGTAATCGGTAGATCTCTTGAGCCCAAGCATCTCATTCACCAGAAAGCTTGGATCAAACCAAGACGATAAGCTGTCTCCCTTTACTAGGTCTGCTGCATACTGTTCATCTGTTTGATTTTTCTTCTTTCTTGGAGATGCAGACCTATCAAACCTGTACGCATCATTCTTTTTATTAAAAGGAATATCAACAGTCGGATCGATGTAAGACTTGGATGGAGGTGCCTCCTTGGGCAAAGACCTTGTTACCGCCTCTGCTATGCCTAGCTCCCCTGCTTCTTCGGCGATACGTATAACATCTCTTGGGTTATTCTTAACCACTGCCCGTGCTTCTTTTTGATACCAGTCTAAAGTCTTTAACCTGAACGGGATGTCATCGATGTTCTGTATCAGAGAAAAGAATGCTGCGTCCAGCTCAGCATCTGAATGCTTGCCCGATGCCCTTATCTTCTCCAATGGCTGTAAGACCTGCTCATTCCAAATGATCATGTCTCGACCCTTGCGAAGTCTTAGCTTTGTCTTTGCTACCTGCAATGCTTCATCTACGTTTGCATACATATCAAAGAAAGACTGCTTTACTAGGGATGGTATCGGTAACTTATTCACTGCTGCCGACGCTGCGCCTCTTATAATATCGCTTGCACTATTGGCGCTGTACGCCTTTTGGAAGGCTTCAGCACCCCCGACCATTCCATCTGGCCCGGTCAAGCCTAGCTTCACTGCTGTTTTAATACCCTTCTGTGCTGCGGGTATTGCCTTGATGCCTTTGCCCCACCAAGCTATTGGAACCCACGTTGCAGCATCGATGGTGTCAGTCCGAGCATATTCAAATGGCCGAGTTGTAAGCCCCATTAGGGATGCTGCAATCTCATCTCCGACCATGCCAGTGAACTCGAATGCCTCTTGCCCTCTGTCGCCGATCTCTGCTGCATCTCCCTCGATTATATTCTCTGTAGTCCCAGCTATCCAATCCCCACCTTTTTCCATCAGTATCGGGAAAGCCTCCATAAACTCCTTGCCAAACCTGCCCATGTTTTGAGTCATAGACATCTGACTTTTCTCTATCTCTCTCTTCTGCCTAGCTGAGATTTGGTCGGTCTGATACATACGATCAATCTCATGTGGAGCATAATAAGGTTTTCCAGAGGACTGGTAGTAGAGCTCTCTTGGGTCTACATCCATCTTATCTAATGCCCACTGAGTTACACCACCATACTTAACATCACCCGCTGGAGTAGGTATGGATGGCGGAGCTATCGCCTGAGTAGCAATCTCTCTCCCTATTGCCTTGAATGGATTAAACTCTGCTGGCCTATTCCACTCTTCCTTTATGGCACTGCCTACATGCCCAACTTGCTTTTGTGGGTCAACACCCTCTCTATGCTCTACCTCCTTAGCTATCTGCTCATAAGGATTCTCCTCTTCAGGAGGAGACTCCTCTTCCTCTAGTTCAGCGTAAAGGCTTTGATAGAGATTACTTTTGGGTAGATCAGCCACCTATCTTCTCCTCTTCTTTTTCTTGCCAGCATTTGGACTGTGCTTGTAAAAAGTATCAGGACTTAGATTGTGTCCTTTCGGGCTTCTTATAAGGTTGAATATCAGATCTTTTGCTTCCGGATCTTGGGACATATAATCTAAAATATCTGGATCATCAGACTTCATAAAGATGTTAATCATCTCAGCACCAACATTCTTAAGGTGATCATTGTACGATAGCTCACTATTGAACTTAGAGGCCACTGCTACATCAAGAGCAGTCTTTCTATATTTCTCTAGCTCCTTTCTTAGCACATTTATATCTGTTCCTTGGGTCAGTGTATCGTCCTGATCGATTTCATCCTCGCTAATCCTATCAGCCTCAATGTCATCCCCACGCGCAAGAGCCGCTTGGTATTTTGCAATAGTAGTAATGCGAGCAGCTTGATCTCTTAGCTGTTTACTAGACCCACTCTTTGCACTACTTCTTGCCTCTTGCATGTTTGCCAAGTAGTTGGCTACTCCTTGATCTCTCATTGTCCATATTGCAATATCAGCTAGGTGAGCACTTGGGTTCTGTTTCCATTGCGTCAAGAAGTCGGTATAGTCCCTCTCCCCTCTCTTTTTATTCTGTTTCGATAAGCGATCTTTATAGTTTATCTTTTGCATATCTCTCTTAAACCTGAGCTCATCATCCTCTAACTTCTCTCCTCTTTTCCTCTTGCCTTCTATCTCATCAAGGATTGCTTTGTTAGCAGACCTACCCATCTCTTGGAGCTGCTTATCCCAGGAAATTCGAGATCCTCTGTTTTCCTTAGACTGCTTATCTATAAACCAGTTGTACCACTTCACTCCCGTGTTGTGTGCTATCCTCCTAAGCGCCCTGTTCCCAAGTGCTGTCTTAACAAGCCCAGTTTCTTGGTTGGTCTTTAAGAAGTTAAACATAGTTTCAAAGTAGTTATCGGATGTCATTGCCTCGGTTACGGCATTGGCAAGTCTGATCTTCCCAGTGCTCTGCGTTGGAGTCATCTGAGTTCCCTTGGGCTTTACATTCCTTGCTGGTGCATTCTCGTAGATGGTTCCCTTTGCAGACGGTGCCGACTTTACTTCCTCTACCGTATCATCAGGCAATGCCTCTTCTGTTATTGTTTCCTCAACCTCTACTGGATCTTCCTTGGTTGGCTCAATCGCCTCTTCTACTGGGTAGTCTGAAACTAAACCACTGCTTGTTATCGGATATGTTTTACTGGTACGACCCTCCCCTGATTGAAACCTAGACATCTTTTCTGATAAGACCTCTAGCAGTCTTTGATCATAAGCCTTTTCTGTTTCATGTGGACTATAGGGAAACGCACTGTGCCCCGCCAATGCCTCATCTGGTGTAGTGCTGGTCGGTGCTAGGAAGTCCGTTACTCCTCCAAGTGCTCCACCCATAGCCTCACTAAGTTTACTTCCCAGTGTTTTGCTTCCCTCTCCAGCACCCGCAAGGATCTCTTTCTCTGTTAGGCCTATACCCGGAGCCTTTCCAGACAAGAGCCTAGCTCTCTCGGCCTTTATCGCCGCCTCAAGAGCACCGGGCTTCATGATCTGTTTTGGTGTTAGCCCGTATGCTGCACCATAAGCTCCACTTAGGGAGTTACCATGACCTGAAAAGTATGTTTGAAAGCTTGAGTTTGCTCCAAACCCAAGATCATCTGCCATCCCCACCATCTCGTTATCAAGAGATTTGTCCATTTTCTTAAGTTGAGCATAGCTTACAACCCTTGGAAGCTTCACTCCCTTTAATACTCTGAATAGTGGGCCAATGATTTTTGCCACACCAGCACCCGCAACATGGCCCAAGGCCATTGATGGTAACTCGCTCCTCATTATTCCGGGTGTATCGCTAACTCTTGCCGTTTCTGTTGCCTGTATCCGACTTCTTTGTGGGTCTACTTCGCCAAATGCCGCATCATAAACCTTTATGTATCTAGCTCTCTCATCGGCATTAAGATCTGTGGGCAAGTTTATAGGGTGAAGCAATTCCTTTTGAGGCGTCTTACCCTCTGGCCAGTCAAGCAATCCTTTCGGACTCCACTGAAGTCCCGGAAGCCTGTCTACCAATGCTCCCACTGCCCCCGTTGCTTGGGCATTTCTCTCTGCCATCCTCATCATCGAGCTGTCGCCTTCGTTTTCATAGATAGGAGCTAGGTCTGTTCGTCCGGCTGAGACATCTTTTCCAAGTGGAGACATCGCTGCCTTTGCCACCATAGGCGCTACGTCATCACTAGCCTCCTCCGGCCCTCCGCCTACTAAAGCATTCTTTATATCTTTGGCCCACTGAGGCTTCGGGACTCCAAAGACAGACTCCCACGGCGTCTCTTTAGGCGCAGCCGCTTTGGGTATCCTATCGCCCTCGTGTGGGGGTTGACCGATAATCCCCCGACCATGATCCCGTTCAAGAAGCTGCTGTAAGGCAAAGTGATCTTGACCCCATCCACCGGGAACCTCCATGTTAGCCTGTTCTAATATGCTCATATCCTCATAGGCTTTCATAGCATTCGCATTAACGCTTGCTATCTCGCCTCGTTCGGCCTCCACTGCAAGCGGTGGCATCATATAGTTTTGATCAAATAAGTTTTGTGCATTACTTTGACCGGATATGTCATCCCTACTTTGACCGGACAAGTCAGGCGCAGGTGCATTTCTCGCAGCTCTTTGCATCTGATACTGAGCTGTGGGGATGCCCTCTGCTTGAGCTTGCTCTATGATATTTTTATATCTCCTGCCCGGTGATCTATGATCACTAACAACATGCTCATCGCCAAAGGCGTGATCACCATGCCCAAGCCCTCCATCAGCACCATCGCGGCCAACATTGATTACAACATTGGGCGCTTGACCCGCTGCGTTAACTGGTCCCCTTCCCTGCATGAAGTCTAGCTGAGCTGGCTTCACTACTGGAGCTGGCTCTGTGAAGTAATCCTTCACTGCATGATAAGCATCTCCGGGAGGAAAACCTCTGGGCACACTCCAGTCCACGGACGGGGCAACGTCTGGTCCTGTGGGTAATCTCGCGTACCCTGTGCTGACTGACTCAGACACTTCCTCTACAACAGGTGGCTGTTGTTGAGGAATGGGCTGCCTATCTCCAAGCTCGTGCCAACGCTTCTTTGAGGAAACCTTATCCTTTCCACTGATAACATCCTTCACCTGCTTCTTTGTGAACCATCCCTCTACTGACTTCTTTGCTCTTTCAACATCTCCAGGAATCTTATTCAAATCTTTATACGGATTATAGTTTGGGTCAGCCATTACTTACCTCCCAGCGAGTACGAAGACTCAAGCACTGTCGAAGGATGAACATCGGATTGATACTCTGCCCATTGCTGGTGTAGCATCATTAGCAACTCTTCCATACTTGATATCCTCTGAAAGCTTGGAGTCATACGAACCCTCTCCCAGTCAGCATCATTCAGTGGCGGCACTCCAGCCATGTTAAGCTCCCTGTTTACTATTTCCCTTTGACCCTGATCGGAGGTTATTCTTTCCAGCATATACCCGTCAGGTGCTGCTGCTAGTAATGCTGCATCTTTCTCTTGTATGGTTGCTGGGCTTGAAAGCGGCGAAGCAGCAACACTCAATGGGTCAAGCGAATCATACCTAGCCATGCTGTCCTTAGTTTCAATGTTCCGCTGGGTAGCATCGGCTATGAGTTTCTTGCGGCTACGGTTTGCGTTAAGGGCAACCTGCTGCTCTGCTTCACGAGGCCCTAGTCCTCCCACCAATCTTGGTCCGGGTTGGGCAGCCTGCTCTAAGGGACCCCATAGGGCCTTTTCGCTGTTCTCTTGTTCGATCACACTAGCCCTCTGCATCTGGCCAACCTTCTCCATACTTGCTTGAGTGTTCGCCGCAGAGCTCACTGCCATCTTTGTGTTCCTCATTTCGAACTGAAGACTATCGGCTTGCTGCTGGTACAGAGCCCTCATGCCGTCTGACAGTGATGGGTCCGACGCCTTTGACATTAGGGAGTTATATTTCATCTCCTGCTCTTTAAGCAGTTTATCCCTACTGTTCAGATTGCTTTCTGCCATATCTGTTATTCGCTTCTGCTCAGCATTCTCCTGCTTTATCGCTATTGCATCATCAGCACCCTGCATCCAATCTTCTTTTCGCCCGTGAAAACCAGCATCATCTCCAAGCCATCCTTGCGCGGCCCCACCAAGACTCTGACCACCCGGCATAGAAACGTCTGCCAGATCTCCGGGGAGTTTGGATATTGCCATCCCTCTAGCTTCTGCCTCTTTTCGCTTTCGCTCCTTAGCATTGACATCTAGGTTTGAAGCCAAGGTTTGTTCCTTAACCATATCAGCCTGCGTTGTTCGGCCCGGAAGCATTGGGAAAAATTGTGTACCAGATTGTCCAGTCATGTTCTGTCTCCTTTTAGTTTCCGGGCTTGTACCAGAATGTAATCTCGTTATTTGACCTTACATCATAATACTTGTACTCAATATGTTCTACAGGGGGATCTCCAAATGTTTCTTTCCTGCCTGTTGGTTCAGCATTGACGGGCAAGCCAATGACATCACCGTCAACAACGAGCTGATCTGAACCCCACTTATCGCCCAGATCACCATCCACATAGTAGCTGTTTTCAGACATGGTTTCTCCGGTCATTGTTTGTGACCCCATCGTCATCTCGTCACCACGTTGTGAGGCAATAAGTTCTTCAGTTGTCTGGTTCCCTTCTGGTTCTTCGGACACAAAGTTTCCATCTTCATCCAGATAGGTTGATGTTATTGTTCCATCTGGATTTGTTTCCTGCTTTGTCTGCGGTGTATACTTACCAGTCCCGCCACCTGTCCCTGCGGTTCCCAGTCCATCCGTTCCACTCGCTGCTCTTTCTTTGGCATTCCTTGCCTCAACCGATGCAAAGTGTGGACTAGAAGGATCTAGCCCTGAACCAGTATCCCCTGAACCAGTATCCCCTGAACCATCGCCCTTTTGTGAGTCCAGATAGCTTTGCAGTGCTCTCATCCCTTCAGGACTTCTAGCATGCTCAGGTATGTTTAGCATGTCATATATTTCTTCTGCCGTATCTGCATCAACAAACTCAGCAGCTTTAAGTGCGGCCAATGCTGCCTGTCTTAGCTCTGCTTTATTATATCTGTTCTTATCAAGATCAAAACCCATGAGCTCCATGCCAAGACCAACGATACCCATTGTTCTTTCAAGCTCGGCTGTCCTTGCTTTTTGCTCTGCCATGCGTCCTGCCTCTCCCTCAAGGAGAGCAGACGCACCAGACCTACCAGCTTCCCCGGCACCCATAGTAGCTCTTACCATAGCCTCTTGCGCTGCACGTTGTCTGATCACTCTGCGTTCTGCCTCTTCAGGATCAAGCTGTTCGTTTAGTCTGTTCTGCATCCAGTCTCTCATGCCATAGGGATCATCAGGAAATGGATCTGGGACTTCTTCCTTTGTCCCCTCTGTTGATGACTGCTCTAACAGTTTCTTCTCCTCGGCTGTCTTATCTCCTCTAAGCTGACCCCAAGCTGCAAGCTTTGCTTTCATCTCTGGATCAATAGGAGCTCCCTGACCTCCGACCTGATCTGCGCCATCGAACTGTACTTGAGGGGTGGCGCTTTGATGGTTTATAATCGTGATTGATCCATCAGGATTTGTTCTCTGGGTGCTGAATGGAGGAGATCCGGGAGGTAGGTCGTAAACTGTTTCACTTGCTGGATAGCCACCCGGAGTGCCCGCCTGTTCACCAATGCCCGGAGGTATCGCTGGAGGCTGATACTGTCCTCTTTGTGGCATTGTCGGTGGCTGTATTGGTCCACCAGATCCCATGCCAATAGGGTTCATAGGGTTTGTATAGGATTTTGGCATCTTCGCTTTTGGAGATTCCATCTTTCCTATTGCTGACTGCTTGGCTGCCAGCTCGTTTTGATCATCAGTCAATGCCATACCTGTTGGTATTTTCTTATGTGATCTTCTATATCCCTGAATGTCATTTAGTTTCTTCATAGTTATTCCTATACCGTCCAGAGTAATACATATATTTTCTGAAAGTTTCTATATTGATCTTCGTGTGTCATACCCTCACCGCTTTCCACTAGGGTGTTAAGCAGCAGATAGAGCTCATCTTGAAGATTTTGCCCCACTGAGTCTCCTGCATTAATAACAGTATTGCCCTCTACACTGTTCCCCGGCTCTCTAAATGTTCCAATGCCAACACTCATATCACCAAGATCCGCAGAGGTTGTTGGTAGTGTGTCTGGATCTATACCGTACTGAGTTCCACTATGTATTTCTGCTAGGTAGTCACCCGGAAAACCGGATGCGTGTCCGGGTCTAGGGTCGGCAGATCCCTTGCATTCCGGTATCGATGTTGATCCACGAGCTGTATCATTCATATATAACTTGTCTGCTGCCGTGGCACCAACGTGAAGACCTCCAAAGTCTCCGATATTATCTTCTCTAACCATAGGTTGTCTTGGTTGATCTCCACTGAGGGGTATCGAGTTATTCTCCCACGTCTTATAGTTTCTAGGCGCATCAGCGAATGCAGGATTGAACGCTAATCCATGACCCAGTGCAGCATGAAAGTTAAAACCAAGGTGTCTTGTTACGTCTTCTGTTTCTACTGACCCCCACATATCCGTTGTCATGCCGTGAGACATGCCAACGGAGTATCCCCATATGTTTTTTCCGGGAACATTCTCGGTAACTGGAGACATCGGAGCTCTCCATACAGACTGAAACTGGAAGTTGTGTGCCCACTTCGTGTCCATAAAGGTATTGCCAGCTTGATTTATATATTTAAAGTCAAGGTCAGGTGATATCTTTAAGATCTCCGAGTCAATAACACCGTTCTGAGCAGCTTGCTTTGTTGACTCATGCTCTCCTCCGGCATCAACACACGTTGAGCATAGTGGTCTTGACCATAATCCATTTATATTCCCAAAGCCAAACCAGTAAAGCTCTGGCTTTGGATATCTTTTCTTTGCAAGTGTCTCATCCCTAGACGCATCCAGTGCTGATAGCTGATCATAAACACCCGTGCCGTCCACATTTGTCTGCTCTACCTTGTCTTTTGCGTTCTTGAACGTGACATCTGGTCTATTGATCTTGTCAAACTGCCACTTGTCATACTTAAAGTTTAACTGAATCCATGCCAGTCTGTATCTCCAGAACCATGACTGAGTATATGTGCTTATGCTTGGGATATCTGGGTCACTAACCATTACCCTGTAGCATTGACCTGCTCTTAATGTGTACTCACCGTTGTCCGTTCTTGCAAAGTATCCATTCTGTTCAGTTATCTCTGTAGTTATCTGCGTATGATACCTAGTTATCTGTGGATCACCGGAGGTTGGCATACCTTCTGGAAGTTTTGATGGAGGTCTTGGCGGAAATCCTTCACCACCATCGTCAACAATCCACTGTACCTTGGCCACCATCGGCTGAGTGTATGTCATCTGAGCCTCTACCTCAGATCCACCCTTCACGTAGAAGTCTGTTGAGACTAGCTTCATATCCATAGGCGGAACAAAGGAGAATGTTCTAAGAGCCTCATGGTTTCCCGGATTGTTTAGCTTCCATCCAGCAATATCATCACCACGAAAGTTAGGTATCTCACCTGTCTCGACATCCTCTGGTCCCACCTTCTGCTTTGATGAGTAGGTTGCCATAGGTACTCTTACAGAACTGTATACATATCTATCGTCCTGATCGTTACGAATCATATTTGATGCGTGACTAAGATCTCTATTGAGATCTTCAGTAGTAAACGCCCTGTCTGGAAAGAACCTATTTGGAACCTTGGATACTTTCATGAGAACCTTCTTCTTGATACCTGACAAATGAGCGTAAGCTGTAAGCTTGTTATCAGGTGAATCGCCGGAATGCTCTCAGCATCCTCAACAGCATTGTCTTCTAGGTCTTTTGGACTAAGGCTTATTATATATTCTGCACCACCATGAAGCATGGTTGACTCTGCTGTATCTTCAATCGGAAAGAAAAGCTGTCTTGATGGTACGGTCCTTGGCGCATCGTCTGCGTCAAGGTAGTTCTCGTTTGACTTGTAGCTACTAGCGAAGACAAATGCTGGAAGAAGTCCGGGGAGTCTGTCGGTAAACCCATCAGCATCCTTAAACTCTAAAGTTATATCGTTTACTAAGTTAAACTCTGTGGACTTATATATGGCAGGATATCCCAGCTCATCATCTATCTTTGTATAGTTCCCAAGTATCTTCAAACTAAAGCATATTGCATTCGATTGCTTGGCAAGTATGTTCGATGCTGGCAACTCATTAGCCATAACACCAGACCTGTCTAGCCCCCATAGGTCTGCAACAACTCCTACAATCTGAACGTCATCATATATTCTAAATATCTGTTCCAAGTTTTCGGCATCATACCTTGTGGACATATCAGTGACTGTCCCTATAAGGCCAGTCGCTCCCGCTGTCGCACCAAGAGTTATCATGTCAAAGTTAAAGGATAGGGACTTGTAGCCAGATGATGACTTGTTCGCATCAACAAGCTCAGTCATCTTCTTGTTAAACTTAGTATTCAAATCCAGTGATGATATTTTTGTCATCTTGGAACCACCTCTATATATCCACTCACGCCTATAAAGGTTCCCTGTCTATCTCTTCCCGGAGTAGCGTATGGTGTACCAGCAACACTTGAGTAAAAACTTTGTTCATCCTCATCTCCAACGCCGGATGCACTCCACGCTGCCTCGTCCACAACAAACTTACATGCGTAGCCGTCAAACTCTTTTATGAATAACTCTGCTGCCTTTACAACATTATCAAGATTGCCTGAAGGTTGATCAAGGTACTTCCCTGTCGTTATAACATTGCTTGAGTCTCCGAGCTCTACCTGATCTCCCTGCTCAAGAAGAAGTTTCCATTCGAACTTTTGTGACTCCATTGTTATCTTTGGGTACTTATAGTCTTCAGACAGTCCAACATTGTTTGGAGTAGGCTGAAGTCTAGTATTCCATTCTTCATAGTCCCACTTGATATCTATACGTGGACAATAGGCTTCGGCGATTACAATGGGATCAGACATTACATGGGCTCCGGCAGTAACCGTAGCTGGAGGTGATCCATCATAGTAATCACTAAACGCAAACAAGTCTTGATACAATAGCTTTATCTTTGCCTTCATCGTAGACTTGCCTCTTGACGGATTGTTATTCTCTCTTCTTTTGTAGGATGCCTTTTGCTTGTAATCTGTTCCGGATACATTGGGAAAGTTTGTTTGCGGCCCCGGAAGCACACACTCTATGGGCTCAATGGATAACATCATTATCCCTTTTGCCACAGCATTAACACCCAAGTCACCCTCGTTCAATGCTGACAACCCATTGTATGCAATGACCGTTCCCCCGACAGGCCCTTGCTCAAGCTCTCTCATTCTCTTAAAGGGCTTACCATAGTTAGTATCAAATGTTTGACCACCACCCGTCTTATATCCACGGTACCATAATGGAAGCCCTACAAACCTGCATTGACTTCCAGAACCGTAACCACCATTCCATGCCTGATTCTTTGTGGCGTGAGATAGTTTCGATCTCGACCAGAAATAATCCGGAGTTGACATATAGTAGTGAGGCTTTCTAAAAAAGGAATGCCGAGGGATATCAGTCATGCTCTCTATTGGGGTCGTTGGGTCTGGAAACCCTGTCCACTTTTGCTCATTTACGGTTACGCCTGAATGCCTTATGAACTCATCTGGGGCGCAAGCATATGCGTTCAGCCCTGTGGGAACCCATTGCGCTACCTCTGATATCCACTTCTCTGGACCACCCGAAAGGTATCCTCCCGGAAGAGCACACTCTCTGCCCTTTGGTACTGTCTCGTTTATATCGGGAGCTGTTGTTCCATCTGTAGCGTCCCATCTTGGCTCTGTTGCTGTTGGGTATAATGCCGTGCTACCCCTGTCACCAAAGTCCCACATATATATACGAGGCATATTAAAGCTTGTCCCAGATAACGCAAACACCACAAACTGTTTTTCGGGAGCAAGCCTATCATCGAGAGGCATTCCATCCGGAAACTCTACGGATAGAGGAACATGAAAGTGTAGTCTTGATCCAAGACATCCAACCTTAAGTATCTCAATCTCATCTACTCTTACTACTGGTATCGCATTCTTATCACTGTAGGATATCTTAACATCTCGCAATCCCTCTACAGCATCCTCGCCTGCTGTAACGTCAAAGGTGAGAGATCCCACTAGCCAGCTTATGCTTGATACAACGCAATCCCCTCCCTGCACCGTAATCTTGAAAGATGTTGAGGGCCATGATGTCATAGCAGTTGTCAGAGTTATAGTCTCTGTTGTTCCGGGTCTGATATATGTGGTCACGGGTTGAACTCCAAGTCTGGTGGATCAAGCTGGGTTCCGTCTTGAGGTCTAAACTGTCCCGGACCTTTTGACGTGAAGGACACTAGGCCAATCCTAAATCCAGACCCCTCTACTGCTACCTCCATGCCCAAGTCATTTGTTCTTACGGAGAACAAATGGCGCACTGACTGCAATCTTCTTGTGTAATATTTCAAGTTAGCTGGATCTACTGCTGGGTACCAATCGGTCACATCGCATATAGGTATCTCTGCTGTCTTCCTGTGTGGTGACGCACTCTTCTGTATGCCCTGTATAGATGCTATCTGAAGTGTGCCAACATTATCACTTACCGTAGTGATGCTTCTTACCACTGGGTTCATTTGTGGGTCTGCTGGTACGCTTCCAGAAACTGAACCCACTACGAATCTTCCTATCGGAT